ACAATATGAATGTAAGAGTAGGTGGTACCTATACTTTAGTGGCTGGTAAGATAGAAGAATCATCACAAAGTACAACCACACGTAGCGCTCAGAATGAGTATCACACATATGGTAACCCAATTGACCATAACTAAAACTGGCTGGGCTTTCTAATCTATAAAAGTAGTAAGTAACATAGAGATATATCAAAGCAGCTTTTATGGTTTATAATATAGGAATTTTTTGCGTGCTAATTTTCGTTCTATTAAGTGGCTGTGTCAAACTGTCGGCACACATAGATGACATAGATAAAGCAACAATAAGTATAGAGAAGGAGTTTTAAGGATACATAGACTTATACATAGTCATGTTGAAACCGAAAGAACCATGCTAGAGCTAACAGAAAACGCAATCAAACGATTATCTTACATAGCAAATAAGGCAGGCACTCGTTATGTGAGATTAGACATTAAGGGTGGTGGATGTGCAGGCTTTGAATATAAATGGTCTACAACTGATACAAGGGAAGATACTGATTGTCTATTAGGTGATATTCTCATTGCTTCATTAGAGTTAGAGATTTACTTATTAGGTACTACGCTTGATTGGGTAGAGGAAGAATTTAGTAGCGAATTTAAGATAACTAATCCTAATAGTAAAAGCAGTTGTGGCTGTGGGGAATCGTTTAGCGTCTAAAAATTTTTCGCTTATCTGCGAATACTTAAATGTTAACTTGTGCGGAATTATTATGAAATATGAAAAAGCAGATTTACCTGTATTAATCTCTATGCCTCGTGCTGGTTCTCATTACGTAGGTCATTATATAAAACAAGCTTATCTTAAAAAAGGTATTGTAGGACCTGAAAAGAATAGTACGGAGTTTTTTAATAACGAAGACTATAGACAACCTTTACTACAGAAAATAAAGTTATTTGAAGATATGAGAGATAACTTTGGTTTAGATATGTTTAGTATCTTTCATGGCCATGATATGAGTCAACATATATCAATGCCTAGTAAACCTCATTACACTTATCTATTTGATTGGTTTAAAGACTTCTATTTAGGTTATACGGTTGTTTTATTAAGACGTAAGAACATATGGAAACACTTTGTATCTTTTACGTTTCATAATATTATTAGAGATGAGTTAACCAAGTTTGGTAAAGAAAATAGAGAAATACATCCTTGGCATTTTATAGATATTACACATGACGATATATTAAAAGCAACAATACAAAATTTCAACATTAAGTTTAAATTTACGGATGCTCACTTTGAAAAGTTTTTATATTATGTAAGATTTTTTAATGAACATGTAATTAGTTATTACAAAGATAGATTAAATGTACATAATCTATGGTTAGAAGATTGTGGTCATTCTACTTTAGCAGGTGTATTTTTACCACAAGATATTAGATTAACTTATGAAAATCCTTTTAAACCTAGTAAGATAAAGTACTTAACGTATTTTGATAATACAATAGAATATAAAGCAAAGTTTACTGCTTTATACGATACTCATTTTAAGCCATATGGGTATGAGGTAGATTAAACGCCCACGCTTTTTCATAGCACCAAAAACATTGCCAACACCACGCAGTAAAGTCTTTAGTTTGTTTACCAGAACCTACACAACTTCTAGTTATAGGGAATAAGTCTTTCATAAGACCTTCTTCTTTAAATACACCAGCAACAAATCTTTTATTTACATTTATATAAGGTTGATATACGTTATATGTTATATTAGGTTTACCTGGACTATCACGTCTAGTTTCACCTTGTATTCTTTCTAAATCTTTTTGACTATAATTAATATCAGTAAATCTTTCTTTAGCGTATCTACCAAATGCTTCACGTATTTGTACAGGTGGGTTTGCTGTCATACCATCAAGTCTTATAGGTCCTTTAAACTCTTTCATAAATTCAGGTATTAGTTTATCTAATTGTAAAATCTTTGCAACAGCAGTTACAGACATGTTACCATATAACTTTTGATTTACTAACATCATATCTCTTGCTTTAGGCCACCAACCACCTACTTCTCTATCGTTAAAGTCTTTGATTGTTATGTCATTTAACTTACCATTAGGAAACTTCTTTTGTAATAACTTAACTATTTCTTCAGCTGCACCAGCGTCTTTAGGTGCGTTTACATCATTACACATAAAAGGAAATATCTCTATCTGTGGAAAGTGTTTTAATGTTAAGTATGTTGCTGATGATGAATCACAACCACCTGATAATGATACTACAACTTGTTTAGGTAAGAAGTCATCATCAAAGTCAACATCTTTTAATGCTATTTCTTTGTGTGGTGATTTCATTATATCTGCTTTTATATTCCAAAAATCTATTGTTTGATTGCCATATGTTAATTTCATTTCAATACTCCTTGTCTGACTTGTCTCCAACGTTTTAGTTCTGGCGTTACGTTAAAGTATTCTTCACTCTTTATTTTTTTAACTCTATTTTTGTCACTAGGTACAGCAAAGTTCTCGTATTGTTTCTGTACGTTTTTTCTTAATGTTCTACTTCTAGGATCAAAACCTCTATTTGTTTTTACTAACAATAATGTTATGCCTTCTTTATGTGCAATTTCTTTTGCTTGTTCTATTTCATGTTCATTATAACCAAAGATAATAAATTGCCATACAATAGGGTGTCCTGCTTGTACTCCCATTTTCATAGTTTCCCATACTTGTTTAAAGTTAGAACCTATACGATATAATTCTGATTTCTCATCTAAACCATCAACACCAAAGTACCAACAGTTTTCTCCTAGACCATAACTATATGCTTTTTCCCACCACTTCTCGTCCATGCCTTTTGTATTAGTACCATTAGTTGCAACTCTTAAACCTTTACCTAAACCGTCCATCATTTCTAAAAATGTAAGAAAGTCAGGATGATATATTGGGTCTGATATTTGACCACAAAAGGTTATCTGATTTTCATAATAGTTTAATACTTTTCTAAATTCTGCTTTACCTATATCAAACGATCTTGCTATTCTAGGTAGACCTTCTACCTTTTGTCGTAAACATTGTGGACAACGTAATATACATCTATGAGATAGATCCATATTAGGTGAGGATAGTTTTTGATTTTGAATATAGAAGTCTGTTAAATGGCTCATTTTTTATAAGTATCTTTTTCTAAATTACCACACTTGTATTGGCATTGTTTCAAAGCACAACTAGGATTATTTATTAGTGAATCAAAGAAGTGTTCCCACTCTTTAGATCCATATATGTCTTCTAAACTGTTAACATTTTTTAGTGCAAGGTGTTCATCTTTTAAATGAAATACTTCCGATACACCATGATCGTTTTTAGGATCATCTAACCAACAACAAGGTAACATATAACCATCAGATGTATAGGCTGCTGGTTTATGATAACTTTTAGGTTGAAAGGTTAAACATCTAGGTTTTATTTTTATATCTTTAGGATCCATCATTTACCCCAACCAAAACCAGGAGATATAACTTGTTTTATAGCACTTACAAAAAATCTATGTTCTTTAACAGGCTTACCTGTAGATGAACATGCTGTTAGAAACAGTATCAAAGATATAAGTATAATTTTCATCTTTATATTGTAACACAATCTTAACATAAAGTCAAGCTAGTAATATTCCTTTAGTTCAGGAAATACATCAAATAAGTTGTACTCCCATTTAGTTCCTTTATAACGTTTATCTATAGTCAACAAATAATTAATAGTTTCTTTATAGTCTAAACCATTATTGTCTTCACGTAGTACTTGTTGTATATCTGGCCACTTTTCATATTTAGGTATCAGTTCTTGTTTGAGTTTATCAGGTAATACGTTTGCAGCTAATTTAGCAGGCGCTCTTATGTTAGACCAGTTTATCATAGAGCCTCTTTCCTTTGTTTCAAATATATCTATATTCTTATCATACCATTCAGGTAACTGATAAAATCTAAGCACACTCAAAAATGATATTGCACCATTAATATTTATTTTTACATTGGGATATTTTCTAACTGTTTTAATATTATTAACAATCTCATCCCAATTTGATCTTCTTCTAATATAATTGTTTGCCATTCCTACACTATCAAGTGATACAGTAAATTCAAATAAACCAAACTTAGGAATAAAATCTGTAACTTTCATTTTATCCATATTCATAGTTTGCATATTTGTCTGAAACTTTAAAAGCATTTTTTGACAATCATCTGGTGCTTTCTCTACTAGTTTTTCAAGCAACTTGTAATATGGTTTCATAACTAATGGTTCACCACCTATCAGTTTCATTGCATATATGTAAGGTGCTATATCTACTATCTGCTCTGATATTTTATCTAAACTGTCATTATCTAAATCAAACGTTTTGCCTGATCTAGCATATTTTTGTACGTGTGGTGAAAATATAGTTTGACCATCTAAAGCTTTATGTCGCATTGTTTCTATTCTTTTTGTAGAGTCAAAAGGATGACACATGAAACAATCAAGGTTACATTTATTACCATATACTTTTATCTGTACTTCAAAACATCTATCTTTAATATGACCTTTCATATCTTGTTGGTATCTTCTTATAGATTTTTTTAATTCAGGCCATATAAGTTGATCGTTAGTTTGTATTTTGAGAGCAGCTTGTCGCCTTGATCTACCATATTGTTTTTCTTGTTTTATACATTGGGCACACCATTGATTTGCCATTTTTAAATCAGAATTTTCATCTAACATTTCAGCTCTTAATTTGTTTAAGTTTTCATTATTTTCAAACCAGTCTTTAAAGTCAACATCTTGTATTCTAGGTGCAAGATGTTCATTACCTAATTCTGCCCATGAGCATGGTGCATATCTACCTCTAGTATTAGTGTATAACATTTGAAAAGGTGCTGTACAGAAAAATAACTTTTGATCTTTAACTTTGTTTTCAAACTCGTTACCTTTCCAAGGCAACATATGAGGGTGAGTAAACCATTGACTAGTATCTACCTTACCATCGCCTAGGTATTTGTCGCCTGGTCCACCCTTTGTTAAATGTGATTTATCTTTTGTGTTTTTTGTCATTTATATATACGTCAATTTTTTCAAACCCATAATAATATGTTTTATATAGGTCTTCATTTAGCATAGATGGAAAGGTCCATCTTTTATTTTCATCACCATGTTTGCCTTCTTTAATACTTATATCTTTATTAAAGACTTCAGGATGTTCTAATCTATCCATATTATCATTAGGGTATCCTACACCTACAAGTAGTTTAGGTTCTGATTCTAGTTTTAATAGTTTTTGTACATTGTCGCCTTTTACATCTCTTTCAAAAGCACTACAGTAACCAGTTTTATATCCTAGTAAGGCTGCAGCCATAACTAATTGACCAGATGATATACCTATTGATGTATTCTTTTGTTCTTCTAAAGTATCTATTGCTATTTTAGTTGCCTTTGGTTGTGTAGCAACAATGTGTGTACCACTTCTTATATTTTTAGTTTCATCACAATACACAAAAACAACAGGTGCTAGTATTTGTGAATTTGTTACAGCATATCTATGATCGGTAATAAACTTCTTTTTAGTATCTGTAAATATTTTATCTGTTTTAGTATTAGTTTGAAAAGTAAATAACTTTGTTCGGTTATATATTTTTCTTATAATATTAGGATTAGTATATACTCTTAAACTAAAGTGTGTTTCGTTTTGTTTTGATGGTGAGTTAGCTGCAACGTAGATAAGGGTTTCTAAATCTTTTTCTGAAACCATTTTATTCAAATCATAATTACGCTGTGCTTTTTTACATACATCAATAGCATTCTTTATTTCATCATTCATATGTCTATTTATTATAAATATTACTAACATAATCTTATATCAATTACCGAACATTGTAACAAGGAGAATAGTATGGCTAAAAAGCCTAAGAAGATAACTATATCCTCTCTAAAGAAGAAGGCACCTAAAGTTCCTCCTTTGACGTGTATAAAGATTGACAATGTTATAAGTAAGTTAGAGAAGATTGTAGAACGTAAAAAAACGTTAGATAAAAAACAATTAAAAGAATTAGTAAAGAAGCTTGAGGTATTAAGGGACGCCAATGATAGACTACGAGATGGTGGGATATATTGGTACGAAAAATTAAAACACTTATTAAAAACGAGGTAGATATGAATTACTACTTTACAGGTGGCATAATAATATTACTTGTATTACTCACTTTGATAGCTGCACCTATATCATATTAATGATTAAATGGACAAAAAACAAATGGCAAAAATTTAAAGAGTGGTCTTCCGTAGATCATTGGATAGATATGTTTGTTGATGTTGGACTTATTGCGTTTGATGTCTTATCTAGTCCAATATTAATTGTTGTAAGATTTATTCGGTTCTTTTTTAATAGATATATTAATGAACATATAAAAAGATTTCTAAAATGGTTCGCTCATAGAGTTTTACGATTATAAATAAAAGTAAACGCCGTGACTAAAAAACGAAGCGAATACGAACATTACGATCCTAATAATCCTTTAACATTACACTATATTACAACAGGTGCTATATTGCCTGAAAAGAAAGAACAACCAAAAGTTGTTAAGAAAAGAAAACGTAAAAAGATTAGAAGTAGGGTTTAACTAATTTTGACCAATTGTAATCTCTATGGATTGCCATTGTGCTGACAATCTTATTGTTTTCAAAATCAATTGTAATTGTTTGACCAGCAAAACCATCCATGATGAATATTGGTTTATCTCTCTTACCACGTATACCCATATGAAATTGACCACCATAATGTTTAGGGTGTGAAAATGCGTCCGTTGTATTTGCATTATTTGTTTTACCTTTTTTAATTCTGTTCTCATGTAAAGACTTTAAATATTGACCTTCACAAGTATTGTTATTCCAATCATCTAACATTGCAACAGCAATTCTCATATAATCATATCTAGTTAAGTGCATTCCATAAGTCATAGACAAATCAGATTTTTTAGATTGACTAGGTTGTTTCATAACAACATTATATTGAATACCGATTTTGTTTTGAAATATATCGTTTAACATTTTTTTATATTCTTTTTTACCCATTGTAGCCATAACATAACTAGCAAAAACGTTTGTATTTAAATTTGCATAGTGATATTTGTTTTTACCAGGTGTTGTATCTTTTAATTCTTTTTTTGCAATACTATTTACTGACCATCTATTAGCCCATCTTTTTGAATTTTTAAAACTACCACTTTTAACATATTTGTGAGCACCTGACGCCATGTTAAGTACGTTAATTATAGGTTGATTTTCATATAAAGTATTTTCTAATACATCCCAATCCATAGTTTCGTATATACCATTAACATGTCCTCTACATACAGCATGGCCATAAACATATGACATAATTGATTTACCCATAGAGTTTGAAACATACAAAGTATTGTTTTTAAATATTTTACCAAATCTATCTTTAGGTGTAATTTGATCTATTACTATTTCACCGTCAACATACATAAGGTAACTTAATAGAGCAGATTTTTGAAATGCTTTTGTAACTTTTTTATCTTCTGTAATATTAAAAGTAAACTCTTTATAATTTTTTGATTTTTTTATAACTATTTTGTGTTTTTCTTTTACTGGTTCGTTAATATATTTTTTTAGATATTTTGTTAATATATCATAATCAGGATTTGCATCCCAAGGTATTTCAGATGAAGTACCATTTTTATAACCTTTCCAAGGTGTATTTTTACCTGATACTTTTTTGATTTCTAATTTTTCACCATCACAACCATTGATGTACCATATCTGACTATATTTTTGTTCATGTTTACAAACGTCATGTTCTTCAGCAAATACAGCGATAGCAGTAAATATAAAAGAAAATATTACTATAGTTATCCAAAGTCTAAACATTATATTCCCATTCCATTTAATCTAAAATCTACAACAGGTACAAAGTCGTAAGCATATTCTTCATCAGCACCCATAGGACCTGACATCTTAACAACGCAATCATTTTTCTTTCTGTTGTCAAAGAAAGTCTGTAAAGCAAGTTTTAAACTATCTGCCATTTGTTGATGTACAGATACATTAAACTTTGTAAACAAGGTACCACAACAAATTGTAATACCATCAGCAGACTCTGCCTTTGCAATGTTCATAATATCTTTTTTCAATTGTGTATCTTTCATAGTGTCTCCTTATTTAATTTTAACTACGCCTGTTAATCTTTCACATTTATAGTCGTTGATAATTTTATTAATAGCGTTTTTCATATTAATGTCAATTCTTTTTAAAAGATCATCTTCAACTTGAACGATTTCCTTCACATCTTTAGACATATCTTTGATTTTTTTATATGCAATGTTTCTTACGATTGATAAATTGTTTACCATAATGTTTTGATTAGCCATAGTGTTATATATCCTTTTTAGTTTTCATTATTTGTATTACTTGAAATAGAGATTTTGTCTTTAATAACTTGTTTCCGTAAGCAACTCTCTTTTCAAGTTTCTTAATTGCAGTTTTTAACTTTTTATTATTCATTATTTGTTAGATAAACTGATTGTTGTTAATCCTGTAATAACACCAATAAGTGTCATTGTAGCACCAAGTAAATATTGATCGGTTTCTATAGCACCAGTAGCGCCGATCATACTCATTACAAATATAACGGCAAAAAATGTTGTCATTTTGTCTATCATTGTGTTGTCCTTTGTTTTTTTGTTGTACATACTATTATAATACCGTATTTTTACATAAAAATCAAGCAAAAAATGGAAAAAAATGGCATATGTTCTTGTTTTGTTCTCTAAAAACCCTTATAAATAGTAGAAAAACACAAAAATTGAGGAAATTATGAAAAAAATGAGAATTTTTAAGTTCTGGAACGAATCAGGTGACGAAAAAGAGAAGGAAGCCATGAGTTTGAAGAAAGCCACCATGTCTGTACAAGGGGATTTCAAGGATGAGTTTATTGGCGTTGAATATATTAGTAAAAAAGGCAAAAAAATCGTAGATTCGGTAAAAATACCAGTAGGACGGAAGATTCGTCAATCAATTGAGATAGAAAAGAGAAGAGCAAAAGAAAGAGCCGAAAGAGAACAAAGGCAAGCCGAGGCAAAACAAAGATATGGCAGCTAGAGAAGGAGATTTGTTAACTACAGGCCATGCTTGTGATGGAACCACTAATTTAGCAACCTCTTTAGTAAGAACAGTAAAGGCAAACGGTATCTATGGTGCTGTTATGGGAACTCCGACGGTATCACATGAGGTTCCACCTATTATTCCACCTTGTTCTATTCACGTAGCCTTTTTAAACAAAGGATCAACAAATGTAAAGATAGGTGGTATACCTTGGGGTCGTACAACTGATAGTGCTGATTCAGGTGCAATGATACTCACTTCTTTAAATGTATTAGTAAATGGTCTGTAAAGTCATATAAATATAGTTATGGCCTATTCAAACTATGACGCAAGTACAACGAATCAAAGTAAACGATCAAACCGTATTTACAAAGATTTGAATTTAAACTTTACTAAAAATCCTGCTACTAAAGATGTTGCAAGATTATTTGATGTACAGGCAATTAAGAGAGCTGTTAAGAATATAATCTTAACTAACAAATATGAAAGACCTTTTAATTCTGACTTTGGTTGTAATTTAAGAGGTTTCTTATTTGAGAACATGACCGAACCTATGATGGTAATCATCAAAGATAGGGTCGCAATGGCAATTGAGAAATACGAACCTAGAGTTTCAGTAGAAGATGTAGTTGTTCGGGAAGATGAAAACAATAATGGGTTAGATATTATGGTTTCATTTTTAATTAATGGTGCAGAAGCGCCTATATCAGTATCAACATTTTTACAAAGAGTAAGATAAGATGGCACAACACAAATTAGAAATTTCAGAATTAGATTTTGAAAATATAAAAGGTTCACTCAAAAGATTTTTAGCAAATCAAAACGAATTTAAAGATTACGACTTTGAAGGTAGTTCAATGGCAATATTGCTTGACCTACTTGCTTACAATACACACTACTTGGCTTA